TGTATGACCAGGCAGAAGGTATATAATATCATTCTTACTTGCAGTAACAAGCGTCAAGGCTTTTGCAAGCGTTGCCAATGAACTCTCTTTGGACCTCCCAGCCCTGCCGTCGTCCCCTGCTCCGGTCGCATTAGGGCCGACATAGAATTCAGTGCCAGCTATATTGCGATTAAATTCCGACAATGGACGGGTAGGATTAGGCCCCCCGACAGTTACTATTCGTTCACTCATAATATTTACTCCCTTATGTTAAATTTAACAAAGCAAAGCTGCCAAATAGATTAATGGCCGCGCTATCATAGGCTCGGGCTGCATCTACTTCTGAGTGATAACAACCAAGACTTATTTGTTTTGAATTAAGCATAATATAAGCCCGCCACTTTTGTATTTTTTTGTGCCAAGTCACGCCTTTGAAGATTGAAGAACATCCTTTACGTGGTCTTACATGTCGCATATTTTTAGCATGAGTACAAACTCTTAAATTGCAACGTTGATTATTTAGACCATCTGAATCAATATGATCTATTGATAATCCATTAACAGGTTTCATGATTTCTCTATGCATGCGTATCATTGTACGACTACCATCTACTTTGTGCCCATGCCTAAGCGCATAAATATTAGTCTTTTCTTTATGGGCACACCATTTATACTTATTAAGCTCTTCGTAATCTTCGTCATCTACTAATGCTACTTTGCCTTGAGTCAACTTAATTTCTTTCATACTGTTTCTCTTTACAGTCTCTATAATTAGTAGGGGAAGGCGGTAGAGATTCCGCTATTCGGTAGCTAACCTATCCCCTATATCGTTACTCCTTCTATGCAGGAGCTGTTAGTTTTGAATGAAGTACATGCATTTTCCGATTGCTACAGTAGAGATTACCTATCCAGCGGGTATTAGCTGAAATGTCATCCGGCTTCCCAAGCACTTCTTTACTTACCCACACAGGAGTGGTAAAGTTGAACTTCGGATGGCTTCTCAAAGAAAGGTAATTCAGGTTCAAAGCCATGAGCTCACCATCGGTGATATAAGGATCGGCGACTATAGGAGCATTCTCATGCCATATATTCTGCCAACCAGCCTTAACCATATCCTTATCGGAATACCTCTGCTGTGGATGAAGGCTCTGTTTGTAACCATCTCGAAGCAGAGGAGTAGTCACAATAAAGTTCGGCAAGGCCCAGGCATGGTCGCCCATGTTGACCTCACGGAAAATTTTCTGCATGACTGCATAACTGATAGGCTCAACAGTATCGATAACATTGGCCTTCCAATCCGCCATCTCATTAGTATCAATACTTCCGTATTCTGTGGCGGCATTCGTATTAAAAAGATCGCCAAGACCATTAATCCGGGTACTATCAGCAGCGGAGGAAATAACATCCTCTGCCATCTGAACCCTGGCAGCCTTTTTGATACTTTTCATATACTGATTGGTAAGGCTAATAATGGCAGCGTCCCCCTGGTTCTGCACCTGGTCATCTAGGTTCAGGGAGTTGGCACCATATATACCAGCCCAACGGAAACGAGCAGCATCAAAGAGATCCTTTTTCGACTGATCGATTACGGTGGTCGCACCATATCCGCCACGATGGGAGTTGGCATACTCAAGTGGGATTTTAACCATCTTCCCACCATCAACCATTTCGTGAGGCTGTACTTCCCAATTATCCCGGGTTATGGCATTCCCCATAAGACGCCACACCAGGGCCGAAGCCTTGTTAAGAATATCAACCGGCTCAGTCTGAAGCCAGTAATATTCGGTAGTTGCATTTAACTGATTAATTAAACTCATTTTATTACTCCCGTATCAAGAACAACGGGTTTATCCTGCCCTCATTTTATCGAGAGCAGCTTGCATTCCTGCGTTCCTCGCTGCTCCTGTTGTTTTTGGTTGCGTTGTTGGGCTCTGTGTCCCCTGACTTTTTAGGATAACAGTGCCGGTTTCATCTGTACCTTTTTTCAAATTAAGGCGTTTCATAAGCTCTTCATTCTGCTCTGCGAGTTCTCTGGCCTTCCTCGCTGCCTCGTCTCTCTGTATCTCTCGATATGCAACTAAGGCATCAGACATACCAGTTTTGTCATTGGCAATATATTCCCTGATCCTCGCCTGCATCTCAGGAGTCTTGAAATCAGGGTTTTCTTGTTCAAATAACTGATGGGCGGACCTAACATCCCGTTCATCAAGCTCCGATTTAAACTTTTCGGTTGCAGCGGCCAATGTTTTAGCGTGCTGTCTCTCGGCTGCCAAAGCATTCGACTTACGAATAAGAGCAATCAATTTGGGAGTGTACCCCTCTTCTACAGGGTCCAACTCCTCAATCTTCTTATCTATTTTTTCCTGCTCTTTCCTGATACTATCTTCCTCTAAACTAGAGGTTTCTTGTTTACTGGCCTTCTCACCAGCTTCTATCTTAGCCTGTAAATCGCTAAGCAACATCTGGCTCTCTTCGAATTGCTTCCGAAGCATGCCAGTCTCATTACCCTGCTCCGATAATTTCCCCTGTAGGTTTTTTAAACCTTCCTCAGCGTCTTCTTTGGTTTTCCAGGAACCGAGAAAATTATCGCCTGCACCATTTTCATCAGGGTTGCCTTCAGTGCTTTCAATGTTTTTTTTGTCGTCTTCCATGTCTTTCCTCCGGGGCCTCTTGCTATTGACGTTATTCCCGTGGGCCGTCGCAAGTGGATATTCCCTTCTCTAAGGTTTATAAAAAAACTTGTCACGGTTAAAGAAAAATGTTATTATAATAAATCTACCACATTTTATTTTGCTTCGCCATTATTCAACTTTTATTCTATAACACCAGATAAAGATAAGTGGTGACAATAAGTCTGAAAAACAAAAAAGCCCGCATTTAGCGGGCTTCAATTTTTATATGTTTCGTCTCAACCAATAGGGATAAGGCCCTTCTTTTTCAAACATTCCCTCCACTCTGTCCGTGTAGTAATTGGCCTTTCTTTTCTTTCTCTGGGAGTCAGAAGGGTATCGCAAGCTGAGTCAAGCCATGGCACATTGCCATCCGTCTGGATAGCGGTCGGTGAAAGTATTTTCTTCGCTGTTCTGCCACAGGCTATACATTTAACCTCGCGCGGGAAATTGTTAATATGGAAAGCCTTATCCATCTCAAGACCGCAATCTTTGCACTTATATGTATAGAGTGGCATAGCCCTATTTCGTCCTTTTTAAGGCATGACCAGTTGCGAGAGAGCCAATCGCAGTCACGGTATACGACAATATTGTAAAAACCTCGGCTGATCCAGCCGCGGCCATTGCCACTACGGACAATACACCAATAATTACTATAGCAAGCGTAATATCATTCATGATCTTTTCTCCTTAATTCGTCGGAGCTTCTGGTACAACTCGTTTTTTCTCTTCACTCTCAGCAATATGATTAGCTACAGCAGCCATGGCCCTGCCAAAAATATTAAACATAATGACCGGATTATTAACTGGTCCCATAACCGATACATTCCCATCACTGAGTACAAGAATCTTAACTGTTCCTAAAACCGTTGGTTCTTTTTGACTTTCCTTTTGTTTTTCGTCCATATTACCTCTCTATTTTTTGTTTGTTCCTTCAACACCACGCCTGATACGATCTGCCGTCCGGTAGCGTAACCATCCAAGACCTTCTCTTATTTTCTTCAAGGCCCTCTCATTTTCTTCGCAAGCATAAGGCCCAGCCTGGAAGCATTCAAGTCTGTCAATTACAATAGAAAGGAGATCCTCATTCTGGCAACCAGTAACGCCGAATTTGCCTATTGGCCCTTCTTGAAATTTGACAAAGCATAGAGATACCTGATCTTTCGACACAAGATATCTATGGGGAGCTCCACCAGCCCCAGGTTCATCCTTTACTGTAATTTTGTTTGTGCAATCAGTTTTGAGTACCCTGTTTTCCATATCAACTATCCATTTCTGTTTAGGCTATTTAGTCTTTGAGGCACCAGCTTCACCAGGCTGAGGTGCAATATTTTTGACTTTCCTTTTGTTTTTCGTCCATATTACCTCTCTATTTTTTGTTTGTTCCTTCAACACCACGCCTGATACGATCTGCCGTCCGGTAGCGTAACCATCCAAGACCTTCTCTTATTTTCTTCAAGGCCCTCTCATTTTCTTCGCAAGCATAAGGCCCAGCCTGGAAGCATTCAAGTCTGTCAATTACAATAGAAAGGAGATCCTCATTCTGGCAACCAGTAACGCCGAATTTGCCTATTGGCCCTTCTTGAAATTTGACAAAGCATAGAGATACCTGATCTTTCGACACAAGATATCTATGGGGAGCTCCACCAGCCCCAGGTTCATCCTTTACTGTAATTTTGTTTGTGCAATCAGTTTTGAGTACCCTGTTTTCCATATCAACTATCCATTTCTGTTTAGGCTATTTAGTCTTTGAGGCACCAGCTTCACCAGGCTGAGGTGCAATATTTTTCTTTTCTTGATTCGATCCACCTGGGCCTTGCCCTGGCTGTATAAGATATTGTTGTAACATCATAGCTTGTTCTTCAGGCAATCCAGCGTCAATCAATATTTGTAAAGCCTGCCCTAACTGGCCTTCACCAACACGCTCGATTATAGATTTCCAATCGGGGAAATTAACAGCTTCTAGAAGAGCATGTCTATCAATAGCTCCCATCTCATATAATTTAACGCTTTGGTCAGCCACCTGTAAACTGGTTTTAGGAGTAGTAGACCCAGACTCAACCACGTAGCTGAATTTCCGACCAGCGAAAGCGGTACCAATAAACTTTGCAGGATCTCCACTAACATCAACTAACTCAACGCTTGTACCAAAATTCTGATACAGACCTATACACCATCTTGATCTATTTTCCGCTAAACTTTCAACCGATGATGTCTTTGACTGCATCAACTCCTGATTTCGCTCCTGCAATGAAACAATAGCAGCGGCAGCGATTACGCCTCTCGGAGCCTGGCCTCTGTCCGCACTCTCAATAGCATATACTCTATCAAAGAACCCGACTATAATTTCAAGCACTTGGAAAAAGGTGCTAGGCAAATTAGGTATCTGCATAAACTCAATCCTGGCATTCGGAGATGTGGGCATTAAAATTAAACGACCAGCTTTTTTGAGTTGATTTTCGATCATCTCCCTTGTGATACCACAATGCTTTTGGACTATAAGCGGAGGGCTCATTACGTTAATAACGTAATTGATGAGCCTGGCAATTATCTTATTGATTTTAACAATCAGATCACCCACTTGTTCAGCGGCAGCAAACCCCCATAGAGATACAAGGTCTTTATAACTATTGGCGTGATAAACTGGAAATCTGCCCCACGGATGAGTAGCTTTGGCGATTTCGATGTCCAGCGCTGGATTAATGTTAGGATTCGCACAATCATCCAAAACGACGAAACCATCATGGTCGCCGCCGCTTGTAGCAGCAATGGTTATTTTTCTTACTCCGTCGGGATAAACAGGAACCATTTTCGTTATTTTTTTAATAATTATCCCACCAGCCTCATCCAACTCCGGCATTCCAGTTTCTGGATTAATGACCGGATGTTCTTCGCTCACTTTAGTTTTCCTATAATCCCTTACCCATACCTCTTTAACTAAACAGCGTTCAAGTTTTTTATCTATGGCTCCCTTGCTATTTATATCGGCCTTTGTCATCGGGTCCTGATATTTACCTGTAAGAGATACGTCAAGATCAGTACAACCTGTACCTTTGTACTCCTCTCTTACAGTCCCAAGTAAGTCATATGCTTCATCAGGGACTATATTCTTGACTTTAAATTCAGATTCTACTGCATCTATATATCTCAAATATGCAAAAGTGACAAATGGAATATCGGTATCGATATCCTCATAGAACCCGGGTGCAGGATAGAAAGCATACGGATCACTTATAACAATATTTGGACATTCCTGCTCTTTGTTCCAGCCGGGTTTCTCGATTGTTATGCCATAAATCTCCATGGTGCGGGCTGAAGACCGGATTTTCTTTTGTTGATTAGTTTCTTTCCACCATTTTTTTAGTTTGGAATCCAGGATATCCTCTGCTCCATCTTGATCTGTACCATCTAAATCGACTACCTCCCCGACCGGCTCCCTGGCCGTAATGTTCGCTACAGTCCTTTCAATATTGGAAAAATATAGATTAACCGGCGTTAAGCCAACCGACCGGCCCCGTACCCCACCGGTTGTTTTCCCTCTGTACAGACTGTAATTAGCGAGAAGATCATCATGCTTCCCAAGCCTCTCAAGTTCTAACCGGGAAATCTCAAAGAGATTATTCGCAAAGGCTGCAACGTCCTTATGTCCTTTAGGCGGCAAATTAGAAAGAGACCATTCTTTACTCATAGTTGACATGAATTATTTTCCCCTCTTTTTATTAAAGGAAGTGGCTTCTTTTTCTAACTTTTTCATTATATCTTTAGGGATAAATATCTCGGTTTTAATGGGCTGCTTAGCCTTAGGAAGGGGCTCGCTATGTAACGCTTGAGCTTTCTTAACCGGTTCTCCGGCCTCTCTCCAAATCAACTTGGAACGCTCCTCTGATATTATATGGACTTTCTCGTCTGGGAAATCCGCAAAATCTAGTTTCCCTGTTGTGGCAATATAACCACTACAGGCTGAGCAGAACATAAGGAAACGTGATGTTGATTCCACGGCTAAAGACCCATCGTAGGTAGGCCAATCCTTATAGAGAGGAAGTAACCTGAGCATATTCCCCGTCAAAGGTTTGTGACAGGTATAATCTTTAGTGGTCTCGTATAGCACCGCCCTACACGTTGCAGCCTTTGCGAATAATCTCTTTGAGATTTCCCGGTTAGAACTTGAGAGGCTTGGGAAGCATGATGATCTTCTCGCTAATTACAGTCTGTACAGAGGGAAAACAACCGGTGGGGTACGGGGCCGGTCGGTTGGCTTAACGCCGGTTAATCTATATTTTTCCAATATTGAAAGGACTGTAGCGAACATTACGGCCAGGGAGCCGGTCGGGGAGGTAGTCGATTTAGATGGTACAGATCAAGATGGAGCAGAGGATATCCTGGATTCCAAACTAAAAAAATGGTGGAAAGAAACTAATCAACAAAAGAAAATCCGGTCTTCAGCCCGCACCATGGAGATTTATGGCATAACAATCGAGAAACCCGGCTGGAACAAAGAGCAGGAATGTCCAAATATTGTTATAAGTGATCCGTATGCTTTCTATCCTGCACCCGGGTTCTATGAGGATATCGATACCGATATTCCATTTGTCACTTTTGCATATTTGAGATATATAGATGCAGTAGAATCTGAATTTAAAGTCAAGAATATAGTCCCTGATGAAGCATATGACTTACTTGGGACTGTAAGAGAGGAGTACAAAGGTACAGGTTGTACTGATCTTGACGTATCTCTTACAGGTAAATATCAGGACCCGATGACAAAGGCCGATATAAATAGCAAGGGAGCCATAGATAAAAAACTTGAACGCTGTTTAGTTAAAGAGGTATGGGTAAGGGATTATAGGAAAACTAAAGTGAGCGAAGAACATCCGGTCATTAATCCAGAAACTGGAATGCCGGAGTTGGATGAGGCTGGTGGGATAATTATTAAAAAAATAACGAAAATGGTTCCTGTTTATCCCGACGGAGTAAGAAAAATAACCATTGCTGCTACAAGCGGCGGCGACCATGATGGTTTCGTCGTTTTGGATGATTGCGCAAACCCTAATATTAATCCAGCGCTGGACATCGAAATCGCCAAAGCTACTCATCCGTGGGGCAGATTTCCAGTTTATCACGCCAATAGTTATAAAGACCTTGTATCTCTATGGGGGTTTGCCGCCGCTGAACAAGTGGGTGATCTGATTGTTAAAATCAATAAGATAATTGCCAGGCTCATCAATTACGTTATTAACGTAATGAGTCCTCCGCTTATAGTCCAAAAGCATTGTGGTATCACCAGGGAGATGATCGAAAATCAACTCAAAAAGGCTGGTCGTTTAATTTTAATGCCCACATCTCCGAATGCCAGGATTGAGTTTATGCAGATACCTAATTTGCCTAGCACCTTTTTCCAAGTGCTTGAAATTATAGTCGGGTTCTTTGATAGAGTATACGCTATTGAAAGCGCAGATAGGGGCCAGGCTCCGAGGGGCGTAATCGCTGCCGCTGCTATTGTTTCATTACAAGAAAGAAATCAGGAATTGATGCAGTCAAAGACATCATCGGTTGAAAGTTTAGCGGAAAATAGATCAAGATGGTGTATAGGGTTGTATCAGAATTTTGGTACAAGCGTTGAGTTAGTTAATGTTAATGGAGATCCTGCGAAGTTTATTGGTACCGCTTTCGCTGGTCGGAAATTCAGTTATGTGGTTGAGTCTGGGTCTACTACTCCTAAAACCAGTTTACAGGTGGCTGACCAAAGCGTTAAATTGTATGAGATGGGAGCTATTGATAGACAAGCGCTTTTAGAAGCTATTAATTTCCCTGATTGGAAATCTATAATTGAGCGTGTCGGTGAGGGCCAGTTAGGGCAGGCTTTGCAAATATTGATTGACGCTGGATTGCCTGAAGAACAAGCTATGATGTTACAACAATATCTTATACAGCCAGGGCAAGGCCCAGGTGGATCGAATCAAGAAAAGAAAAACATTACACCTCAGCCCGGTGAAGCTGGTGCATCGAAAACTCAACAATCTAAACAAAATAAGGAGTAGTTGGCATGGAGAACAGGGTACTTAAAAACGATCACACAAATAAAATTACAGTTATGGATGAACCTGGGGCTGGTGGAGCTCCCCATAGATATCTTGTGTCGAAAGATCAGGTATCTCTATGCTTTGTCAAATTTCAAGAAGGGCCAATAGGCAAATTCGGCGTTACTGGTTGCCAGAATGAGGATCTCCTTTCTATTGTGATTGACAGACTTGAATGCTTCCAGGCTGGGCCTTATGCTTGCGAAGAAAATGAGAGGGCCCTGGGAAAAATAAGAGAAGGTCTTGGATGGTTACGCTACCGGACGGCAGATCGTGTCAGGCGTGGTGTTGAAGGAACAAACAAAAAATAGAGAGGTAATATGGACGAAAAACAAACGAAAAGTCAAAAAGAACCAACGGTTTTAGGAACAGTTAAGATTCTTATACTCAGTGATGGGAATGTATCGGTTATTGGACCAGTTAATAATCCGGTCATTATGCTTAATATTTTTGGCAGGGCCATGGCGGCTGTAGCTAATCATATTGCTGAGAGTGAACAGAGAAAACAGGTTGTTCCTGAAGCCCCTATTGTTCCTGAAGCCCCTATTGTTCCGATAAATTAAGGAGAAAAGATCATGAATGATATTACGCTTGCTATAGTAATTGTTGGTGCATTATCCATAGTGGGCATGTGCCTGGTAGAGCCTACAGAGATAGTGACTGTTTTGAGCTATTGCGTAACCGCAATTGGCTCTTTGACTACTGGTCATGTTATAGGTAAAAAAAGTGGGGAAATTTAAAGACATTACCGGTATAACTTTTCATAGATTAACAGTTATTAAAAGAGCTGAGAATTTAAAGTCAAAGAATTTGAGATGGTTGTGTCAGTGTAATTGCGGAAAAACTGTAGTTGTTTATGGTTGTGATCTAAAAAGTGGACATACAAAAAGTTGTGGATGTTTAAAAGCTGAACTTTTAACAAAATATTCGAGAAAAAATCCCAGAAAAGGCAAAGCGCATTATCTTTTTGGACGTACACTCCCGAAAGAAACTAAAGAAAAAATAAGGCAAAGTCGTTTAGGTCAATTTATGGGCGAGAATAATCCCCACTGGAATCCAAATTTAACGTCTAAAGAGCGGGAAAATGGAAGAACTTTTGAGGGATATTCTGTTTGGAGAACGGCAGTTTATGAGAGAGATAACTATGTTTGCCAAGCGTGTGGCGATTCACGTGGAGGTAATTTAATCGCACACCACATTGAAGGTTACAATAATAATCCTAGTTTAAGAGTTAAAGTTTCGAATGGAATAACTCTTTGTGAAGATTGCCATAATAACTTCCACCATCAGTTTGGAAGAGGGAATAATACTGCAGAGCAGTTTAAGTCTTTCATGAAAGCCTATAATTACAATAAGAGGAGAAAAATATAGTGTGTTTGTATACATATAAATGCGAAGATTGCGGTCTTGAGATGGATAAGGCTTTCCATATTAACAATTTCCCACGTGAAGTTAAATGTATAGCCTGTGGCAGAACGGCAAAGAAAATACTTTCACCGACCGCTATTCAGACGGATGGCAATGTGCCATGGCTTGACTCAGCTTGCGATACCCTTCTGACTCCCAGAGAAAGAAAAGAAAGGCCAATTACTACACGGACAGAGTGGAGGGAATGTTTGAAAAAGAAGGGCCTTATCCCTATTGGTTGAGACGAAACATATAAAAATTGAAGCCCGCTAAATGCGGGCTTTTTTGTTTTTCAGACTTATTGTCACCACTTATCTTTATCTGGTGTTATAGAATAAAAGTTGAATAATGGCGAAGCAAAATAAAATGTGGTAGATTTATTATAATAACATTTTTCTTTAACCGTGACAAGTTTTTTTATAAACCTTAGAGAAGGGAATATCCACTTGCGACGGCCCACGGGAATAACGTCAATAGCAAGAGGCCCCGGAGGAAAGACATGGAAGACGACAAAAAAAACATTGAAAGCACTGAAGGCAACCCTGATGAAAATGGTGCAGGCGATAATTTTCTCGGTTCCTGGAAAACCAAAGAAGACGCTGAGGAAGGTTTAAAAAACCTACAGGGGAAATTATCGGAGCAGGGTAATGAGACTGGCATGCTTCGGAAGCAATTCGAAGAGAGCCAGATGTTGCTTAGCGATTTACAGGCTAAGATAGAAGCTGGTGAGAAGGCCAGTAAACAAGAAACCTCTAGTTTAGAGGAAGATAGTATCAGGAAAGAGCAGGAAAAAATAGATAAGAAGATTGAGGAGTTGGACCCTGTAGAAGAGGGGTACACTCCCAAATTGATTGCTCTTATTCGTAAGTCGAATGCTTTGGCAGCCGAGAGACAGCACGCTAAAACATTGGCCGCTGCAACCGAAAAGTTTAAATCGGAGCTTGATGAACGGGATGTTAGGTCCGCCCATCAGTTATTTGAACAAGAAAACCCTGATTTCAAGACTCCTGAGATGCAGGCGAGGATCAGGGAATATATTGCCAATGACAAAACTGGTATGTCTGATGCCTTAGTTGCATATCGAGAGATACAGAGAGACGAGGCAGCGAGGAAGGCCAGAGAACTCGCAGAGCAGAATGAAGAGCTTATGAAACGCCTTAATTTGAAAAAAGGTACAGATGAAACCGGCACTGTTATCCTAAAAAGTCAGGGGACACAGAGCCCAACAACGCAACCAAAAACAACAGGAGCAGCGAGGAACGCAGGAATGCAAGCTGCTCTCGATAAAATGAGGGCAGGATAAACCCGTTGTTCTTGATACGGGAGTAATAAAATGAGTTTAATTAATCAGTTAAATGCAACTACCGAATATTACTGGCTTCAGACTGAGCCGGTTGATATTCTTAACAAGGCTTCGGCCCTGGTGTGGCGTCTTATGGGGAATGCCATAACCCGGGATAATTGGGAAGTACAGCCTCACGAAATGGTTGATGGTGGGAAGATGGTTAAAATCCCACTTGAGTATGCCAACTCCCATCGTGGCGGATATGGTGCGACCACCGTAATCGATCAGTCGAAAAAGGATCTCTTTGATGCTGCTCGTTTCCGTTGGGCTGGTATATATGGTGCCAACTCCCTGAACCTAGATGACCAGGTGCAGAACCAGGGGGACGCTGCCATTATTAGCCTTACCAATCAGTATATGAAAAGTATCAAAAAGGCTGCCAGGGTTCAGATGGCAGAGGATGTTATTTCCTCCGCTGCTGATAGTACCCGGATTAATGGTCTTGGCGATCTTTTTAATACGAATGCCGCCACAGAATACGGAAGTATTGATACTAATGAGATGGCGGATTGGAAGGCCAATGTTATCGATACTGTTGAGCCTATCAGTTATGCAGTCATGCAGAAAATTTTCCGTGAGGTCAACATGGGCGACCATGCCTGGGCCTTGCCGAACTTTATTGTGACTACTCCTCTGCTTCGAGATGGTTACAAACAGAGCCTTCATCCACAGCAGAGGTATTCCGATAAGGATATGGTTAAGGCTGGTTGGCAGAATATATGGCATGAGAATGCTCCTATAGTCGCCGATCCTTATATCACCGATGGTGAGCTCATGGCTTTGAACCTGAATTACCTTTCTTTGAGAAGCCATCCGAAGTTCAACTTTACCACTCCTGTGTGGGTAAGTAAAGAAGTGCTTGGGAAGCCGGATGACATTTCAGCTAATACCCGCTGGATAGGTAATCTCTACTGTAGCAATCGGAAAATGCATGTACTTCATTCAAAACTAACAGCTCCTGCATAGAAGGAGTAACGATATAGGGGATAGGTTAGCTACCGAATAGCGGAATCTCTACCGCCTTCCCCTACTAATTATAGAGACTGTAAAGAGAAACAGTATGAAAGAAATTAAGTTGACTCAAGGCAAAGTAGCATTAGTAGATGACGAAGATTACGAAGAGCTTAATAAGTATAAATGGTGTGCCCATAAAGAAAAGACTAATATTTATGCGCTTAGGCATGGGCACAAAGTAGATGGTAGTCGTACAATGATACGCATGCATAGAGAAATCATGAAACCTGTTAATGGATTATCAATAGATCATATTGATTCAGATGGTCTAAATAATCAACGTTGCAATTTAAGAGTTTGTACTCATGCTAAAAATATGCGACATGTAAGACCACGTAAAGGATGTTCTTCAATCTTCAAAGGCGTGACTTGGCACAAAAAAATACAAAAGTGGCGGGCTTATATTATGCTTAATTCAAAACAAATAAGTCTTGGTTGTTATCACTCAGAAGTAGATGCAGCCCGAGCCTATGATAGCGCGGCCATTAATCTATTTGGCAGCTTTGCTTTGTTAAATTTAACATAAGGGAGTAAATATTATGAGTGAACGAATAGTAACTGTCGGGGGGCCTAATCCTACCCGTCCATTGTCGGAATTTAATCGCAATATAGCTGGCACTGAATTCTATGTCGGCCCTAATGCGACCGGAGCAGGGGACGACGGCAGGGCTGGGAGGTCCAAAGAGAGTTCATTGGCAACGCTTGCAAAAGCCTTGACGCTTGTTACTGCAAGTAAGAATGATATTATATACCTTCTGCCTGGTCATACA